GTGACCGAACAACGACTATTTCCCAAACCGCATTCTGCGCGCGACATTACCCCTTTTTCCAGTGCCCGACAGGCGTGGTTCTGGTTCGTGCGCTGTCAGACGGCCCGGATCGAAGGCGCGCGTGTGGTGGCCGACGCGGGCGAGGTGGTGCGCCCCTGTGACCCTGATGATGTCTATAACGCGGTGATGCGCCTTAAAAAGGGCGGCATTCTGGGCGACCGGCATTTGCAGGTACTGGAATATTTTGGCCTCGTCGAACGTGAACCCGATTCCCGCGATCCACGCGAAAAGGACAAGGGCGATTTATGGCAACAGGCCCTTGATGCACTTGAAAATGTGCTGATCACGCGCGGCATCGTCAAACGCGGGCGTGATGAAAGTTTCCATCACGAAGATGTCGCTGTTGAACTGGGTGGGGATCTGTCGCCATGCGGGATGTAACCAATTCTCTCAAACAAGCCACAACCGCTGAAACGGCGCAGGAATCGGCCGGTCCATGGATGGATCACTGGGCTGATCAATCTGCCTCGGGGCACGAGGTCTCAGTCCTGGTGGTCTTTGCCGATGCCCCGGAAAAGCGATTGTTGCGTATCCTGAAACCGGGATTTCGCCATTGCTTCGTGCTGGTGTCGGGGGTGCGGGCCGGGGAGTGGATCTGCCTTGATCCGCAAAGCCATCGGGTGCGTTGTGAAAGCTGGTGCTATTCGCCGATTTTTGATCCGGCGGCCTATTATCGCGGCCTTGGCTATCACTGTATCTGGGCACGGTATCCGGCCTCGATTGCGCACAAGGTTCGCTTCGGCCCGATGAGCTGTGTCGAGCTTATCAAGCGGCTGCTGGGTATTTCGGCCTTCTGGATCATCACCCCCTGGCAGCTCTATCGCCATCTGCAACAGGGGATTGCGCGCGATCAAATCGGGGATGTGTTTTTTTCTGAAAAATGTTCTTGATTTGTTCTTTTTAATGTGACATAAGAGACAAATCAACGCCACAGATGCGCCCGCAGGGTTCCGACCCTTGCGGGCGTTTTTGCGTTTGGGGTGATGGAGCGCGCCGCTCCGGATCCCCGCCTTCGCGGGGATGACGGTGCCCAAAGCAGTGCATGGAACGAACGTCATTCCCGCGCAGAGCCTGTGCCCGCGAAGGCGGGTACGGGAAACCCGAACCGCAAGCTCAAAGCACACATTGATCTTCAAACCCGGAGGCCCCGATGGGAAGTCTGTTTTCCACGCCGAAACCGGCACGTGTTGCGCCGCCGGTTCCAACGCCAATGGCGACCAAGCGTGATGCCGACACCAGTGCAGAAGATGCCGCACGATCTGCCCGGACCGAGGCACTTGAACGCCGCCGGTATGGCCGGGCCAGCCTGATCGCGACAAGTTATCGCGGGCTGTTGACGGACCGCATCGCCACGGCGGGCGGTGGCAAGAACCTTTTGGGGGAATAGGCATGGCGAAATCGCAAAAGGCAGTGACTGAGGACAAGGCAACCGACGGGGCAGATATCACCCAGTTGCGGGCCCGCTTTCAAAAGGCGATGGAACGCCGCCGCAATTGGCTGACCCATTGGCAGGATTGCTATGAGTTTGCCCTGCCACAGCGCAATGCGGCGGCAAACCACCAGACAAGCGGCGGCAAACGCCTTGATCGGGTGTTTGATGCCACGGCCCCGGATGCGGTCGAACAGCTTGCCGCCAGTCTGATGGCCGAAATCACCCCGCCCGGCGGCGGCTGGTTTGAGTTGGAACCGGGCGGCAATGTCGCTAATGCAGACCGGCAGGTGCTGACCGAGCAGCTTGGCCGGGCCGTTCGGATTTTGCAGGGGCATTTTGATCGGTCGAACTTTGCGGTCGAAATGCATCAGGCATTTCTGGATCTGGTCACCGCCGGAACCGCGTGCTTGCGCCTTGAAAAGGCCGATTTGCATAGCCCGTCTGCTTTACGCTTTACGGCCGTGCCGTTGCGTGATCTGGCGTTTGAAGAACGATCGGATGGCAAGATGGATGCGGTGTTTCGCAAACTGGCGCTTACCCGCGCGGAAATCCTTGCAACCTGGCCGGGGGCAAAGGGTTTTGGCGGTGATGATGGCGATGACAAGGACGCGCCGAAACGCATCACCGTGATCGAGGCCGTGCTTCCGGCAACGGATCACAAAACCGGCTATGAGCTGTGTGTGTTTCGCGAAGACGGCGACGCCAGTGCCACTGATCTGATCTATCGCGACCGGTTTGATGTGTCGCCCTATATCGCCTTTCGCTGGATGAAGGCACCGGGCGAGATTTATGGCCGGTCGCCGGTGATGAAAGCACTGCCCGATATCAAAACCGCCAACAAGGTGGTGGAGCTGGTGCTCAAGAACGCCTCCATCGCGGTGACTGGCATCTGGCAGGCCGATGATGATGGCGTTCTGAACCCGGCAACCATTCGCCTTGTGCCGGGCAGCATCATCCCCAAGGCGGTAGGATCGGCGGGGCTCAAACCGCTTGAGGCGCCCGGTCGGTTTGATGTCTCGGATCTTGTGCTATCTGACTTACGTGATCGCATTCGGCGCTGCTTGCTGGCCGATCGGTTGGGCCAAACCGATCAACCGGGCATGACCGCGACCGAGGTGCTTGAACGTGCATCGGAAAACGCCCGGCTTCTGGGCGCAACCTATGGCCGGTTGCAGGCGGAATTGCTCTATCCGCTGATCCGGCGCGCACTTTATATCCTGACCCAAACCGGGGAACTTCCCGACATCCCGCTGGATGGTGATGTTGTCGTGCTGCGTCATGCGGCCCCCTTGGCGCAATTGCCAAAACGGGTACAGGCGGGGCAGGCTCTTGATTGGCTGTCGCGGATTGCCGCCCTTGGCCCCGATGCCCTGGCAGAGGTCGACCTGCCCGTCATGGTCCGCTGGCTTGCCGATCAGTTTGGCGTGCCCGACCATTTGTTGCGGCCAAGCCTGCCACCCGAAATCACGGAGGCCGTGTGATGAGCAGTAACGGATGGGACTGGTTTGAGGCCGAGAACGAGGCGCTTGCGGAAAATGGCAGTGATCACTGGCAGGCCTGCTTTGACAGCGATGCCGGGGCAAAGGTACTGGCCGATCTTGAACGCCATTTCCTGCACACAGCCCTTGGCCCGGATGCCAGCACTGCGGCGATCTGGATGCGCGAAGGGAAGCGCGCGCTGGTGCTGCAGATCAAACGGCTGGCAGAGCGTTCCGCCGCATATTGATCCCCGCCTTCGCGGGGATGACGGTACCCAAAACAGGTGCATGGGACGAACGTCATTCCCGCGAAGGCGGGAACCTCGTACCACACGCCCCAAACAAAGTTTGACCCCAATAAGCGGAGTGTTCGCATGACAACCGAACCCGACCTTCTCGCACCCGAAACCGAGACGCCGGAAGCACCGGAAGCAGCAGAACCCCCCGAACTGCTTGATACCATCGATGAAACATCAGAACCCGAACTTGACGCTGCCGCCATCGCCGATCTGGTGCCCGAAACACCGGATGCCTACGCAATCACGCTTGCAGATGGCATGGAAGATATTGATACGGATTTAAACGAGCGCCTGCATGCGGCAGGCTTCAGCAACGCACAGGCTCAGCTGGTTTATGATCTGGCGGGGGAGGTTCTTTCACCGCTTCTGGGCGATCTTGATCAGGCAGCACAGCGCGCAACCGACCGTGCGGCGTTGGCTGCCGAGTTTGGCGGGGCGGAAAGCTGGAAGAAGCTGGCCCCGAAAATCGAAAGTTGGGGCAAGGCCAACCTGCCCGAGGCCGCCTTTGAAACCCTGTGTCAAAGCGCCGATGGTGTGCGCGCCATGCACCGCATGATGGCGCAAAATACTGAAGCCGCCCTTGGCAAAGCTGACGGCGGGGCCGGGGATACAAACCTTCGCTCCGAAATCCGGCGCAAGATGAATGATCCGCGCTATTGGCGGGATCGCGATCCGGCGCTGGTGGCCGAGGTGCAGGCGGATTTCGCCCGGCTTTCCGGGGAATAGCCCAAGTAATAGCCCAAGTCCTGCGCCTAGAACAGCTTGTCGGCGCGATCAAATACCGCACTGACATAATCCGGGATCGGGGTCAGCGGCAAAATAAAATAGCCCGCAACACCAAGCCCGATCAGGCCGAACACAATCAAAACCGACTTCTTCACAGCAGATACTCTTTTTCTTTGTCTTGTTGTTTTTCCGGGACCGGACCGCGCGGAAAAGCCCGTCAGGTGCAACAGGTCGGGGCAAATCCTGCGCGTGTCCCATGGAACCTCAAGGAAAAGGTTCCCTGTAACAACGCTCTTAAACCACCAAACCTTGGCCGGAAAATGACCGGTTTTGGGGCAATTGTGGCACTTGCCTTTACGGGCAGCGCAATTGAACCCCGGCGGCTGCCTGCGGTCACGACAAAACCATATCTGAAACAAGGGGATAAAAGGCGATGACAACCACGATTGATCAAAGCTTCATCGACCATTTTCAGGCCGATGTGCATCAGGCCTATCAACGCATGGGATCAAAACTGCGCAACACGGTGCGGGTGAAAAACGCCATCAAGGGCGCGACCACGGTGTTCCAGAAGGTCGGCAAGGGCACGGCCACCACCAAGGCCCGCCATGGCAAGGTGCCGGTGATGAATGTCGATCACGAGGCGGTGCGCTGTGACCTGCGTGATTACTATGCCGGCGACTGGGTCGATGCGCTTGATGAGCTTAAAATCAACCATGATGAAAAGATGGTTCTGGCCAATGCCGGGGCCTATGCGCTGGGCCGCAAGACCGACGAACTGATCATCAATGCGCTGGTCGGGGCCGATGATGTCGTGCCCGATAATACCGAGGGCATGACGCTTGATAAGGTGATGATGGCGTTCGAGGGCCTTGGCGATCGCGATGTGCCCGATGACGGGCAGCGTTATGCGATTGTCGGCTGGAAACAGTGGTCGGAGTTGCTTCTGATCGATGAATTTTCGCGATCTGACTATATCGGCGATGAAGACCTTCCGTGGAAGGGCACACAGGCCAAACGCTGGCTTGGTACGCTTTGGATGCCCCATTCGGGCCTTCCGGTGGCAGCCGGCATTCGATCCTGCTTCTGGTATCACCGCACCGCGATTGGCCATGCCATCGGCTCGGACGTTCAGTCCGACATCACCTGGCACGGCGATCACGCAGCACACTTTGTCAATAACTCCATGAGCCAGGGCGCCGCGCTGATTGATGGCGATGGCGTCGTGTGCCTGAAAGCACAGGAATAGCGTCCTCGAACGCTTGAACCCGTGGCCCGGGATCCCCGCCTGCGCGGGGATGACGGTGTCTGGGGTCGGTGCATGGAACGAACGTCATTCCCGCGAAGGCGGGAACCTCGACCCGCAAGCTCAAAACCAAACAGGAGCCCAAAAAATGGCAGAAGGTTTCAAAGCCAGAAACCTCAGTGTTCTGGCATACGCCAACGGCTTTACGCTGTGGCACTACATCACCCCGGACGTCGCCGCCGACGTCGACACCGCCGATTACTTCCTTGAGGCCCGCGACATGCTGCGCGTCGGCGATTTCATCATCGCCAATACCAACCGCGACGCCACCATGTCCGGCGGCCTGTTCGTTGTCGCAAGCTCCGGTGCAAGTGGCGTTGATGTCCGCGATATGACGGCAGTTGGTACCTCGAACACCGACTGATCGCACACCCTCGATCCACCCTTTTCATCCTCCCTCAACCTCGCCCCGGTGACAGATGTTGCCGGGGTTTCTTTTTATCAACCAAGGAGACTGCTCATGCAGGGTTCAACCCCAGTGGAATGTGAAGTTCTCAACGTTATCCAGGGTGCAGGTATCTGGCCTGATTGCGAGGACAAGACCCAGTTGCTGCAGGCAATTCAGGTTTTGGCTGATGCGCAAGGCATGAATGGTATTGCTGCAGCCGCTGGATATTTTTCGATGATGGGCAAGATGTCGGCGTCAGGTGCGACATCGCTCAATATCCCCGAAGGGTCGGTCAATATTGGTGGTAACGGGAAAGGTTTCATCATCACGGCTCAGACCGGGTTCGATGTATCGGAAGCTGCAAACCATGACGGGTCTTTTTCCAGTTTGGTCCTTGGCGATGACATCTACATCTACGCCGTCGACAACGGAGTGGCAGAAGCAAAACTGATTGCCAGCAAAAACGCCGATTTTCCCGACGGCTATAGTGCCGTAACCAGTCGCAAGATTGGTGGCTTCCACTACGGGCGCGTGCGTCCAGTTGCAAATCGCTATGACACGGCATTTTTGCCGACTGTTCAGATCGTACCGAACAGTGTCTGGGATTTGAATCATCGCCCGACCTGCGATCCGACCGGTATGGTTGAGATCGTCCCGGGTGGTTTCTGGGCAGACATCTACCTGAACTCCGAGGGCGGCGGAACTTGGCCGGAAAATGTGCCGGTCAGTCGATATGGACAGACATTGATCCGGAACCTTGATTATGCGCGCTCCGATATGCACTTGCTTGTGCGGAACGCAGGAAAGCGTCTGCCGACCGTGGAGGAGTTCATGACCTATGCGGAAGGTGCTCCAGCAGGTCAAGACAACAACAATGAATTCGCATGGGCAGCAAATACAAATGGCAGCCCTTCGAGTGCAGGTTTTGTTGAGAAGTCTGTTTCAATGTTCAATGTGGTCGATGCCGTTGGGAACCTCTGGGATTTCCTTGATGACCATCACGATTGGGGCGGGGCCTTTTCGAAGGATGCTAGTGTCGTCAATGTCGGCAAGGATGCTGCAATCCCGCGTGGCACGGTTGAACATGCCGATTGGAGCAACTTTGCGGGCGGCGGATCGTACACATATGGCGCTGGCGCTGGGTCACGTTGTTTGCACACTTCTTCGAAGCCATGGGTTACGAACGGTGTCGTCGGTTTGCGTGGTGTCTGTGAAGCCGCTTAAACGCGAAACTCGATAAAGACAATGTGTCTGAGTTTTCTTCCCCGGCAGGGCATCCTTGCCGGGGTTCTTTTTTGATCAAAGTTGGAGAATTTATATGCAGTGTTTCAGCCCGGTCGAAAGCGAAGTTCTCAATGTCGTGCTGGCGGCAGATATCCAGCCTGACCGTTTGGATGACACGCAGTTGCTGCAGGCGATCAATGCTTTGATTTCTGGCGCTGGCTCTGGCGGCGGAGGTGTTGTTGCCGGCAGCGAAATCGGTTCGGTTTCTGCCTTTGCCATGCCAACCCCGCCAACTGGCTGGCTGGTGTGTGACGGTTCGGCGATCTCGCGCACCGAATATGCTGATCTGTTTGCCACCATTGGCACGCTTTGGGGCCATGGTGATGAGGTGACGACCTTTAACTTGCCGGACCTTCGTGGCGAGTTCGTTCGTGGCTTCGATGATGGTCGTGGTGTGGATGATGGGCGGGCGTTTGCTTCTGCCCAGAGTGATGAGTTTAAGAGCCATTACCATGGCTTTGTAAACCAGCTAGGCGCTCAGGACGCAGGCAATGATGGATACATCACAACTGGCGACGATCCGGTTGATCAATCTCTTGCCAACTCAGTGACGGATAACGCAGGCGGTGACGAAACCCGTCCACGCAACATCGCGATGACTTATGCGATCAAGGCGTTTTATCCGTCGGCGTCGTAAGGCTGGCGGCTGACTTTAATTGGCGGGGTCCGGTTTTCCGGGCCCCGTTTTTGTTTGGGGGGACGTGATGGCGTTAAGTGATGTGGCGCTGTGTGCGCGGGCGTTGGTGATGATCGGGGCGGCGCCGATTTCATCGTTTGAGGAAGACGTGGCCGAGGCCGAGATTGCCCGGATGCTGTATGCGAGCGTGCGTGATGGCATGCTGGCGGGCTATCCGTGGCGGTTTGCCGGGCGGGGGTGCTGGTTGTCGCGACTGGCCGGTGAGGATGCGGCGACATCGCCAAAGGATGGAAGCCATCTGTTTGCCTTGCCACGCGATTTTATCCGGTTGCTGTCGCTTGAAAATGACGGGGGCAAGATTGCCCGGTTCGAGTTGCGCGATCAGGCGGTTCTGGTGGCGGGGGATAGTGCGTATCTAAGCTATGTCGCGCGGTTGCCCGAGGGCAGCTTTCCGGCCTGGTTTGATATGGCCCTGATGGCGCGACTGGCGGCGGAGTTTTGCCTGCCGCTGACCGAAAGCAGCACGCGTGCAGAGTATCTTTTCAAGCGGGCCGAGGACCAGTTGCGTGAAGCACGGCTTGCCGATGCGCAGCAATCCACCCCGCATGCGATTGATGATTTTTCCCTGATTTCGGCGCGGGGGTAGGGGCGTGGGCCGGGTCTTGGGCTGCGGGTTTGGAGCCAGCGGTGCGAGTTTCCCGCCTTCGCGGGAATGACGTTTGTTCCATGAGATTGTTTTACTTTCCGTCATCCCCGCGAAGGCGGGGATCCCGATCCACAAGCGTATTACCTTTTTTCAACAAGGGAGCACCACATGGCACGCCGCGTTCTGGAGAAAAACACCTTTTCGACCGGCGAACTGGCCCCGGAATTGTGGGGGCGCTCGGACCTGAGCGCCTATGCCAATGGGGCAGCACGCCTGTGCAATGTGTTTATCGAACCATCGGGCGGGGTGCGCCGCCGTCCCGGCATTCGATTGATCGATGAACTGTCAGGTCCAGCACGGTTGATTCAGTTCGAGTTCAATACCGAACAGACCTATTTGCTGGCCTTTGGCGATAAACATGCGCTGGTGTTCGAGGATGAGGCAAAGACGATCTGGTTTGAAACAACATTCGGCGAAGAACAGCTTGATCTTTTGAACTGGACGCAAAGTGCCGATACGCTTCTGGTGGTGCATCCCGCGGCCCCGCCGGTGCGCATAACCCGGACAGGTGATGGCAGCTGGCAAACCACCCTTTGGGCCTGGCGCGAGACCAATTTTCGCACCAGCCAGCCCTATTACAAGTTTGTCGAACCCGCCGCCACCCTGACCCCGTCAGGCACCAGCGGGACGGTGAGCCTTGCCGCGAATGTGGATTTGTTCGTTGCCGGGCATGTTGGCACGCTGTGGCGGATTCAGGGGATCGAGGGTGAGATCACCAACGTTTCCGATGCCCGGACCGCACAAATCGCCCTGAAGCAGGCACTGCCCAACACCAATGCCACGGTCGATTTCGTCGAACAGGCCTTTTCCGATGTGCGCGGTTGGCCGCGCAGTGTGACCTTTCACCAAGACCGGTTGATCATCGGTGGATCGCGCGATCTGCCCAACCGCCTGTGGATGTCAAAATCGGGTGATCTGTTTAATTTCGAACTGGGCGAGGGCCTTGATGACGAGGCAATTGAATTTGCCCTGCTGGCCGATCAGGTCAATGCGATCACGGGCATTTTCGCCGGGCGTCATTTACAGGTTTTTACCAGCGGATCGGAATGGATGGTGACGGGCGATCCATTGACACCGGCCAATGTGCAGGTCACGCGCCAGACCCGGATCGGCAGCCAAAGTGATCGCACTGTGCCACTTGTCAATGTCGATGGCGCAACGCTTTTTGCCGGGCGGAGCGGGCGCGAAATTCGCGAATTCCTGTTCACCGATGTCGAACAGGCTTATGGATCAGCCGACCTTGCCTTGCTGTCACGCCATCTGATCCATCATCCCGTCGATCAGGCCTTTGACCCGGAACGCCGGCTTTTGCATGTGGTGATGCGCGATGGATCGCTTGCGACCCTGACGCTGTATCGGTCTGAGGCCATCACCGCCTGGTCGGCGCAATCGGTTGCGGGATGCGCCTTTAGATCCGTTTCGGTGTCCGGCGGGGATGTTTATGTCGTGCTGGAACGTGACGGGCATCATTTCCTGGGCGTGTTTGACCCGAAATGCGGTTTCGACCTTTATCGCCGCCAAGCAGTGGCCGAGGGCGAACCGCCACGCAAACATTGGGGCAATCTTGATGCACTGGATGGCCTTGATGTCAGCGTTTGGCACGATGGCGTTCTTGCCGATGACATCCCGGTTGCCGGGGGCACGATTACGCTGCCAGATCACATCGGGGCGGTGGCGGAGATCGAGGTCGGCTTGCCCTTTACCCATGAAATTTATGCCCTGCCGCCGGCCGCATCGGATGGAAGCCGCCCGCATGGCGGCAATGCCGTTCGGCTGGTCTCAGTCACCTTGCGCTTGCAGGAAACCGGGCAGTTGCGCGTTGATACCGGTCGGGGATTGCGCGATGTCGCGCTTCCGATATCTGCGCCACCCGATGACAAAGACGCGCTGTATAGCGGGGATATCACGCTGCGCGCGCTTGGCTGGCGGCGGGGCAGTGGCGGGGGACTGAAAAGTGGACTTTGGCGCATCGCCGGGGCATTGCCCCGGCCTTTTTTGTTGCTTGGTGTGGCCAGTGAAATGGGGGTGAATGACTGATGGGTGGATTTACATCAATCGTGCCGATGGCGGCATCGGTACTGCAAACCGGACAACGCATTAGCGCCAACCAGACCAATGCACAAAGCCGGATTGATCAGGGCGAAGCCGCCCGTCAGGCGGAGCTGGCAGAGATCCAGGCGCGCCAGCGTGAAGACGCCACCAAACGCGAGGAGGCGCTTCGGCGGCGTCAGGCAACCGCGCGTGCCCGGCAAGGGGCATCGGGGCTGATGGCGGGTGGGTCTGGTTCGGCCAGTGCGGTTCTGGCGGGGTTTGAAAAGGCCGCGCGGCAGGATGCGGAACTGGACGCAGACGCTGCTGCCCGCAAGCGCCGCCGCATCAACCAACAGGCCGCCTGGCGCGAAAAGTCGCTTTTGCGATCTTCGCAGGATGACACGGTCGCACGGCTGAATGCCTGGTTTTCCAAGCGTGATGGCTGATTTTTTTTAGGGGGAAGTACGCTATGGGCGCTGTTTTTGCCAATCAGATCCGTGCCACCATTGCCTTTGTCGGCGATGGTGCGCGTGACAAATTTCCGTTTGATTTTGATGTGTTTGATGCGGGTGATCTGCGCATCACCATCAATGGCAATGAAATCGAAACCGGGTTTCACATCGCCTTGACGCCCAGTGATGAGGGCGGCGGTGGTGTGGTGCGGTTTGAATACCCGCCGGAAACCGGTGCCCGGATCACCATTGCCCGCCAGTTGCATTTGCGCCGGTTAAGTGCCTTTGACGCCATGTCGATCCCGCGCGGTGATGCGCTTGAACGCGATCTTGATTTCATGACGGCCGCCCTTGGCGATGTTGATCATGCTCTGACTGGGACGCTGCGTTTTGGTCCGGATCAGGATGCACCTGCGTCGGCTGAATTGCCGGTGATCACGCCCGGTCGGGCGCTGATCTGGAACGCGGCGGGCACGGGGCTTGCCAACGGACCCAGCGGGGCGGAGATCACGCAGGCCAGCACCAAGGCAGCGCAGGCACAGGATGCCGCCAATCGGGCGGAGGCCGCCGAAAGCCGGTCTGAAACCGCAGCCGCGTCGTTTGAAAGATCAAACGCCTCGGCGATGCTTGATCTTGATTTTCGCAGTGGCGATGTCCTGGCGTGGGAAGATGAGCGCCGCATGCCGGTGATTGATGCGCCGGTTTCACGCATCATGGATATCCGCGAAACCGGATCGCTGGTCAGGCTTTCAAGCGGGTCGCAATTGACCTTGCCGGTGGCGTCGCTTGCGCGCAATGGGGTGCGCTATCGCGTGTTTAACGGTGATGGCACGATGGTCGATATTACAACGGCGGCGGGGAATGTGATCCGCCCGACCAACGGCGGGGCGGAGGTGACCGTTTATCCGTTGCCGACACGCGGTGACATGGTCGATCTGATCTGTGATGGCACGCGCTGGTTTGCCGCGCCGATCCATGAAACCGGCCCGGTGGTGAAGCTTTTGCGCACGGCCAGCCAATCCATTCCGGCGGGTGGGGCGTTTCTGGTCGAATGGGATCAGGTGATCGAAGACAGCCACGGGCTTTATGACAGCGGCGTGCATGGCGTGACAGGCCTGCCGCCGGGCTTTTATAATATTGATATCGGGGTGCGGCTTCCGATTACCGACCAGTCGGTCTTTACGACTTTGTCGCTCGAACGCTTTGACGGCACCGATTGGTCAAGCCACCTGCAAGCCAATGACATCACCGCCACGGGCAGCGGGGCGGCGCACAGTTTGCGGCTGAATGGCATTGCCCGGATCGGGGCCACGCCCGGTACCGGATTGCGTTTGCGCATTGTGCATAGCGACACCCAAACGCGTGAAATCGCGGCAAGTGATCTTTTGACCTGGTGTCACATCCATCGCATTGGCGGCTAGCACGCCAACACGCGCCTGCCATCCATCGACTAAACACTGATCGGAGATGCACCCAATGGGATTGCGTTATCAGCCGCTTGCGGCCTGCATGAATGTTTCGCGCGCCAGCACCAAGCTTGTTCGCGGCCAAAATGGCCTGCTTGAAACCCGCGCGATTGATGAACCGGCCTATGACCATGATCGGCTTGGCCGTCGCCTGGGCCTTCTGATCGAGGGGGCGGCGACCAACCTGCTGCGCTACTCAATGGCCTTTGACAATGCGCTTTGGGAAAAGAACAGCGGTGTGACCGTGACTGGCAGCACCATTCCCGCCCCGGATGGCAGCCAAACCGCGATGCAGCTTGATTTGCCCGGCAGTGCGGCGGGTGCGGATGGACTTTATCAGAATGTTGGCGGGCTTGTGGCCAGTGAAACCTATAGCTTTGCCGTCTGGATGCGTGCGGTATCAGGCACGGCTGACATCACGCTTGGCGGGATTGACGGGCCGTCCGCACATGGTTTTGCCTTGGATGAAAACTGGCAACGGGTGTGGATTGCTGAACCGGCCTCCGGTGCGACCCGCTATCCGAAAATCAGCACCGCAGTTTCGGCCCTTCCGGCCTCCGTCCTGATCTGGAATGCGCAGCTTGAAGCCGGGCCTGCTCCCACCAGCGATATCATCAGCAACGGCATTCCGGCCGCACGGGCCTGCGATGATGTGCGCCTTGATCCCGGCGACTGGTTCGCCCAGGGCCGGGGCACACTGGTGTTTGACCTCCATACCGCCAAGGATTGGGCAGGTATCTGGCGGATCGTGCAGCTTTATTCCAGCAGCCTGAATGATGACCACCTTGATCTTGGCTATGACAGCGATGCCGATCAGCTGCGCATTTCGCTCCGAGCGGATGGCGTGCCGGTCGTCACCCAGTCGCTTTATGGCACGCTTGCCAAGGATGCCCGTCATCGCATTGCGCTGGCGTGGGATGATGATGTGATTTCGGTCGGGCTTAATGGTGTGGTGTTGTCCTCGCCGGATGGTTTTGCCATGCCGCGCAATTTTACCAACATTGTGCTGGGATCGTTTGGTGGAACCGACAAGGCGATGAACGGGCATTTGCGTAATCTCGCCTATTGGCCGGAAAAGCTTTCCAATGCGCGGCTGTTGGAACTTTCGGTGGTTTAAACCTCATGTGCACGGATAAGACACCCGACCCGATCATGGCCCTGCAAACCCGGCTGCTGGGTGAATTGCCCGATGACATTTCCAAGGCGCGCGATGCCTATCACCGACTGGCCGGGGAGGCTGCCGGAATCATGGACGCCAAGGAATTCTCCGCCCATCAGGCGGCCTGCAAGGCAGCGCTTGGGCATCTTGAAAGCCTGATCAAGCTTCTGCGCTGGGCATGTGAGGGAGCGGGAAAAGTTGATGACGACACATCTGACAAAAGCAATGTCGATCAGCTGATTGCGGAGGCGAGAAGTACCTTGAACCGCGCGTAATGTAGTTCGAGGTTCCCGTATCCGCCGTCGCGGGCACAGGCTCTTTGCGGGAACGACGGAATATCTCTGGTCATCCCCGCGCAGGCGGGGATCCATCTTGCCGTTATGTGCAAGTGTGGGATGGATGCCCGTACCCGCCGTTGCGGGCACAGGCTCTTCGCGGGCATGACAAAAAAGGGGATGCTGTAGGGAAACGGAGCGCTCACCCATTCAATTGATCGAACAGATCGCGCCAATGCGGATTGTGTTCCTCGATCAAGCGGATTTTCCAGGCGCGCCGCCATTTCTTGATGCGTTTTTCGCGCAGGATGGCATCGGGCATGGTGTCGTGCGGCTCAAAATGGACGAGCTGTTTGATGCCGTATCGATTGGTGAAACCGGCAACATCACCCATCCGGTGCTGGTGTATGCGCTGGCGCAGATCGCCGGTGACGCCGACATAGAGCGTGCCGTTCGGGCGACTTGCAAGGATGTAAACGAACGCTTGTTGCATGCGGGTAGATTAGCACAGCTTTTGGTTGTGGTATGCGGGTTTTGTGGAGCGTGTGGCTCGGGATCCCCGCCTTCGCGGGGATGACGAATGCCGAGAACTACCCGACCGTCATCCCCGCGAAGGCGGGGATCCATGGTGCAGTTGGTGTGGTGTTTAAGGTGGGTTCCCGCTTTCGCGGGAACAACGTGGTTTATTTTTGGGAGGGCTACATCTTGGCAGTGCAGCCTTATCTAGCCCGCTTCGCCGAATTCGTCTGGATCTGGGATCAGGTGTTGGGGCTCGGCCTGCCCGCGCATCATCGCAAGATGGCCGATTGGCTTGAAGACTGCTGGCAGTCGGGCAAGCGGGAAATGCTTTTGATGGCGTTTCGCAATTCCGGCAAGTCAACGCTGGTCGGGTTGTTTTGTGCCTGGTTGCTGTATCGCGATGCCGATATGCGTATTCTGGTGCTGGCCGCCGATCTGGATCTTGCGAAAAAGATGGTGCGCAACGTCAAGCGCGTGATTGAGCGTCATCCGTTGATGAGCGCCCTTTTGCCCGAAAAGCGGATTGATTGGGGGAGCGAGCGGTTTACCGTGGCGCGAACGGCTGTGTTGCGCGATCCGTCGATGCAGGCGGTGGGTATTGGCGGCAACATCACCGGATCGCGCGCCGATATCGTGATTTGCGATGATGTCGAGGTGCCCAAAAACAGCGATACCGCCCATAAACGTGCCGAGCTGCGCGAAAAGCTTGGCGAGATTGCCTATGTGCTGGGGCCAACTGGCGCACAGCTTTATGTCGGAACCCCGCACAGCTACTACTCGATCTACGCCCGTGAAGCGCGGACGGAAGTCGGCGAAGCTGCCCCGTTCCTTGACGGTTTTTCAAGCTTTGAGCTGCCCATCGTCAATAAGGACGGGGCATCAAACTGGCCGGAAAGATTTGATTTGGCCGCGATCAAGTCGATGCGGATCCGCACCCCGGTTCGCAAGTTTCAAAGCCAGATGATGCTTGAAATGGTCGCGCCCGTGGCCGGGATGCTCGATCCGGCAAAATTGCGGTTCTACGACGATCAAGCCGAGATCACGCATGGCAATGGCCGTATGACGCTTCGGATTGGCGGGCGGACCATGGTGGCGAGTGCCTGTCATTTTGATCCGAGTTTCGGGTCGCTTCGTGGCGACGGGGCGGTGGTGGCGTGTGTTTATATTTGTGATCAGGGGGAATACTGGTTGCAGGATGTCGCATGGCTGCGTGCGGCCAATCCGGGCGATCCGGCCGAAAGCGGTGACAGGCCCTGGCGCGATGAAGCCAGCCAGCTTTGCGCGCAGGTGGCCGACTTCATGGAGCGCCATCACTTGCCGTCTGTCCGGGTCGAGACCAATGGCATTGGCCGGTTTTTGCCCAATATCCTTCGGCGTGAACTGAAATCAATCGGATGGGCCGCCAGCGTCGTAGAGCATTATGAAAGGACCAACAAAGCCACCCGGATCGAGGACGCCTTTGGCGCGGTGATGGGCGCGGGGTTGTTGCATGTGTATGAAGGCGTTCGCCACACACCGTTCCTGCGCCAGATGCGCGATTGGCATCCCGATGGCAATGGCCCGGATGACGGGCTGGATGCGGTGGCGGGCTGTATTTTGAATGACCCGGTGCGTTTGCCGAGGGTCGATATGCCGGTTAAACGTGCCGATTGGCGGGGGATCGGCGGGATTTTCCGGGCCGAGAGCCACTTCAATCCGTGAGGGAAGAAAAAACTTTCTCACAATGCCAAATGGTTAGCAGGGCTGTGTATCACATTTGTGAAATGTTTATGGAAAATTCAGCTTTGATGCCTACGTTTATTATATGAAAGAATAGTAAGGAATTTTTCTTCCTATACCAAAGTGAGAATTTAAGCCAGCCAAGCAAGGTTGTCGGCGGATCGAAACCGGCACAAGGAAACGGCCAAAGATCATTTGTTGATCCATTTCGCAGTGCAGGAAAACAAGACGTCCATGTGGACGCACCTGACTGTCAGGAGGCCTGACCATGTTGAAAACACTGAGCTTGATCGCTGTGGTGGCAGGTGCCGTTGCAGTAGCAATTCCCCAAGCCTCGGCGTCCCCCGTCTGCGGGGATCGATCCAAGGTGATCGACAGCCTGAGCGCAAAATATTCCGAAGAGCCGGTCGCGGTTGGCGTCACGTCCAATGGTGGCGTGATCGAGGTGCTCAAAGCGCCCGATGGCCAGACATGGACCATCCTGTTTACCTATCCGTCCGGCCCAAGCTGCCTTGTTGCCTCTGGCGAGGCCTGGCAGGACCTTGAAGAAAAGCTGAAGGGCCCGGCAGCGTAGGCGTAACTCTTCTGCCGGCCTCCTGAATGCTCAAACCGCCTGTCCAACCCGTGGGATGTTGCCCCGGGGGAGGGGACGGTGAACTGACCCGCAAGCCATCGGTTTGCGGGTTTTTCTTTGTCTGATCATCGAGGCCCCCATGACCCTGCCTGTGACCCAGTCTGTCGATGTGATCTGGTGGATCACGGCTGTTGAAATCCCTGTTGTCGCCAGCCTGTTCTGGCTGCATTGGCGGATGCGTTCCGAATTGCTGAGCCGCGTGGAACAGCAACGCAGCCGTCAGGACACAGACGTCGCCGATCTGCGGGATGGCTTGGCGGCGTTCAAGCTTGATGTCGCGCGCAACTATGTCTCCATCCCCTATCTCAAGGATGTCGAAAAGCGCCTGACCGGCCATTTGCTCCGGATCGAGGCCAAACTCGATACCCCCATCATCCCGACCCAAAAGGATCAGAGCTTATGAATGACACCCAAACTTTGACCAGATCGGCCCCGCAACCGGTAACCGACCCCGATATGCTGTCCGAAGTCGAAGTGCTTGCCCGCACCCTTTATGGCGAAGCGCGCGGCGAAGAACTTGCCGGGATCGAAGCCGTGGCATCGGTCATCCTCAACCGGGTGGCATTTGCCAAACGACGCGGGCGCTATTGGTGGGGCAATGACGTGAAATCGGTGTGTCTTAAACCGGCACAGTTTTCCTGCTGGAACACCAAGGATCCCAACCGCAAGAAGCTTCTGGCACTCAGCCCGCGCGACCCGGCCTATCGCTTGTGCAAACGCATCGCCAAGCGCGCGGTGGCGGGGGAGCTTGCCGATCACACCGAGGGTGCCACCCATTATCACACCCATGCGGTCGATCCGTTCTGGGCGCGTGGGCATGTGCCGGTCGCCGAGATCGGAAATCACTTGTTCTACAAGAACATCGGCTAGTCCGATGGCCGCTCTTGCCGCCAAGACGGACTGCAAAGAAGCATTGGCTGCGCTTCCGGTGCTCACGTACTGACACGTACGCTGCGCGCCGGTTCTCGCCAATGCTCCTTTTCGTCACGCCTTAACGACAATCCCGACCATCGTGAAGGCTTCAAAAATTGCCAGAGGTGCAAAATGATTCCTGCATTGCTCGCCCAGATCGGCCTGCCGCTTTTGATGAAGGCGGTGGGTGCGGGGCTTGATCATATCGACAACCCGATTGCCAAAACCGCGGCCAAGGGCCTGAAACAGGTCGAACAAGCGGTCACCAAGGGCGACGTCACGCCCGAACAAATCCATGCTGCCAACCGCCACACCGAACGGATGGCCGAAATCGAGCTCGCGCGCGATACCGAGACGCTGAAATCCGTCAACCGCACCATCCGCGCCGAGGTCGCCAGCGAAGACGCCTTTGTCCGCCGCTGGCGCCCCAGCTTCGGCTACGCCGTCGCCCTGACCTGGATCATGACCATGGGCGCCATCGCCTACGCCATCATCCTCACCCCGCTTCAGGCCCCGGCGATTATCGCAGCACTCGTCAATACCAGCCCGATCTGGGGTATTGCGCTTGGGGTTTTGGGGGTGAGTGTTGTTAAGCGGAGTGCGGATAAGAAATTAGGGCAATGATGCTTTTGGTTGGCGCTTTGAGTGGACCAGAAACGCGTTAATTTCCTCCGTCGAGTATCCCAACAACTCCCCCATCCGCGCAGAATCTGCGTCGTGATCCTTAACAGTTCCGGCGCATAAATTGCGACACATCACCAACGCTTCCTCAATCCGCCAGTCTTCGCCGGGCAGGGCGTAGAACAGGTAACGCATGTCGTACGGCTCTTTGGGGATGATTTCCTCCACGCGAATGATCCGGCCTGCATCGACATGCGGGGCAAAGTCGGCTTCGGGGAAATAATCGCTGACGTGGACTGCGTCCGAGAACATCGCCATCGGTTTTGTACCGGCCAGCATCAGTTCCAGTTCGCGATCATTGTGCGGGCCGATGCCCGGCGGCAGGTCGATTTCATCATCCATGCGATCACCCGAGTTTTCTGATCCAAGCTTCACACCGGTTCGACACAT